AATGGCTACGATAACCCCCAAAGGAGACTACATATGGCTGAAGAAGCTAATACTATAATGACAAAAGAAGACACACCTAAAAAATCAATGTTTATGAATAGACCTTATTCTCAAGAAGAAAGAATAAAAAAAGATGAAGAGGAATTAAAACAGTTACTTAAAGAGCAGAAAAATGAGTCTGTTACTGAAGAAGCTCCTGTTGAAAAAGAACCTACTTCCTCTGAAGAAAAAACTTTTAAGAAACGGTATGGAGATTTACGTAGACATACTCAAGATAAAGAGCAACAGTTTCAAAGTCAACTTGACGAGTTAAAAGAACAGTTAAGTAAAGCAACTAAAAAAGAAATGAAGTTACCTAAGTCTGATGAAGATATAGAAGCATGGGCAACTGAGTATCCTGATGTAGCTAAGATTGTTGAGTCTATTGCAATGAAAAAAGCAAAAGAGCAATCAGCAGATATAGAACTTAGACTAAAAAAGATAGATGAGATGTCGGCTGAAGCATCTAAAGATAAAGCTGAAGTTGAGTTACTAAAGTTACATCCTGACTTTGGTGACATTAGAGATAGTGATGATTTTCACGATTGGGCAGACGAACAACCAAAATGGGTACAAGATGCTTTATACGAAAACGACAATGATGCAAGATCAGCATCACGAGCCATTGACCTCTACAAATCAGATAAAGGAATCGGTAAGGAAGTTAAGACACCGAGTAGCAAGAGTGCTGCTACGGAAGTTAATACGAGAACTACTAGAAATAAAGTTGATGCTACAGAGTCTAATAAAAAGATTCTTGAGTCTTCTGTGCAAAAAATGTCGGCTCAACAGTATGAAAAACAAGCTGACACAATAATGGATGCTATAAGGTCAGGCAACTTTGTCTATGACATATCTGGTTCAGCTAGGTAGGAGTAGATTATGACAGCACACTCAAAGATGTATGTACCTAAGAAGGATGAGGAGTATATATCACCCTTTGGTCCTTCAATGGGTTACATGAAACTAAGTCCTGCCTTTGTTAAGAAGATGAATACTTTAATGAAGATGGAGTTAGATGACTTTTCTGACCAATTAGTTGGTAAGGTAACACAAGAGCTGCGATTTAATAAAGAGATTGAAGCTCTGTGGATGAAAGAAGTATCAACTTTTATAGCTAGATTCCATTCGTACTCAACACAAAGAAACTCTTTTGGTGTTAACGATTTAGATGCTAACAAATATAACTATGGCATCAAGATAAACTCAGGATGGTTTGTTAGACAATACGAGCATGAATACAACCCTATTCACTTACATATAGGTTCTAGTATGTCATGTGTTGGTTATCTAGCATTACCTGAAGGCATAGAAAAAGAATGGGAAGAAGATTATAAAGACCACCATCCTGCGAATGGACACATACAGTTTGTTCACGGTACATCATCAGGTTATAATAATACAAACTTTATGGTAAAGCCACAAGTAGGTGACTTCTATATATTCCCTTCTGATTTATTTCACTGCGTATATCCGTTTAAAACAAAAGGAGAACGCAGGTCTTTTAGTGTAAACTTTAACTTTTTAGAGATGGTTAAAGAAAAAGATAAAAAGAATGTTGACAAATAGTTATTTTTAAGTATAACTATATGTAACTAAGAGTGTAACGTAACCTCATGTTTGCAAATATGATTACTTATGTTACACACACTTCCACACTTTAGAGATTACCCAATTATGTGAGCCTACATAGGAATCGCAATCCTTAGTACAACCTCAACGCATGAATGGTCCTTATAAAGTAAATGACTAAATTATAGCACACTTTTTTGTGTGCATTTGCAAATGTTACAGGAGATTAAAATGGCATTTGGTACAGCAGGAGGTTATGGTAACCTACCTAACGGTAATTTTAGTCCTATTATTTACAGCAAACAGGTACAACTTGCATTTCGCAAGGGGTCTGTAGTCGATGCAATCACTAATAATGATTACTTCGGTGAAATTGCTAATATGGGCGATTCCGTTAAGGTTATTAAAGAACCAGAAATAACAGTCAAGGAATATTCAAGAGGAACTACAATAACTCCTCAAGACCTTGATGATGAAGAATTTTCACTTACGATTGACAAAGCTAATTACTTTGCATTTAAAGTGGATGATATTGAGGAAGCTCATTCGCATATTAACTTTCAAGAGTTAGCATCTAATAGAGCAGCCTATAGACTAGCCGACCAATTTGACCAAGATGTACTTGGTTATATGTCAGGTTACAAGCAATCAGCAATTCACGATGCAGCTAATGCAGTCAACGCTACTGTTAATGGTACTGTTGCTGTTGCAACTGCTGGTACTGACGAACTGTTGGATTCCATGCAACTAGACTCTGCAACTTTTGGTGGTACAGCAGCCGATGCTATTACTATTCAGCCAAGGATGCCGGGTGCAACTGACTCAACTCCTGCCGTAGGTGATACATTCCCATTGACTCTAATAGCTAGAATGTCTAGACTAATGGACCAACAGAATGTTGACACTAATGGTAGATGGTTGGTATTAGACCCTGTATTTCTTGAAGTACTAAAAGATGAAGACTCAAGACTATTCCAATCTGATTGGGGTGGGTCTGGACTTCAGAATGGTTTAGTACTGAATAGCTTGCATGGGTTTAAAATATATCAGTCCAATAATCTTCCAAGTGTAGGAACAGGACCTGCAACAACAGGTGCTAATAGTTCTTCAAACTTTGGTGTTATTGTAGCTGGTCACTCATCTTCAGTAGCTACTGCCGAGCAAATCAACAAGACAGAGACTTATAGAGACCCTGATTCTTTTGCTGATATTGTTCGTGGTATGCATTTGTATGGCAGAAAGATTCTTCGCCCTGAAGCAATCTGTACTGCTATGTATCACTTAGCATAGGGGGATTGATTAATGTCGACCTTAAATTTAACTATACCTACTAGAGGAAATCACCCTAGAGGTAGAAAACCCTATCAAATTCAGAACACTATTGATATAGCTGTTGCTACTACAGCCAAGGGTACTGCCCTAGCTTCTAGTGATGTATATCAATGTCTCAATATTCCTGCTGAATCAGTAATTTTACATGCAGGTTTGCAAGTAGTTACTGCTCTAACAGGTACATCATCTGATACTGCTTATGATTTAGGTATCACAGGTGGAGATGTTGACAACTTTGTTGATGGTTTTGATGCTGATGGGGCTGATGCTTTAGCTTATGCTCCTACTTCAGCAGCTTATGCTCCTGTATTAGTACCTGCAGCTGATACTCTAGATATACTTGTAGCAGCTCAAACTGGAACTACATTAACTGGAACTATAAGAGTGTTCGCAACTCTTATGGATATCAGTGATGCTGGTGACATGGCAGCTAATGAAGTTGATAGAGATACTTTAGCTTAACTTATATATGAGAGAGCAGGGCAACTTGCTCTCTTATTTTACTTAGGAATTAACATGGCAGAAACTTACCTAACACTTACAAATAAAGTCATAGCAAGGTTGAACGAGGTTGCATTAACTTCGGCAACCTTTTCTAGTGCTAGGGGTATACAAGTTCAATGCCAAAACGCAATTAATGAATCTATAAGATATATTAATCAAAAAGAGTTTCAATATCCTTTTAATCATTCTACTGATACAGAAGTATTAACAGCAGGTGTAGCAAGATACAGTATACCTGCTACTGCTAAAACAGTAGACTATAATACGTTTAGAGTAGTAAAAGATTCTGATTTAAGTGTAGTAGGGGGTAGACTACGTGTACTAAATTATAATGAATACATAAATGCTTTTATCACACAAGAAGACGATGTAAATAGTACTACAACAAGTACAACGCACACAAACAGTGTTACTACTATAACTGTTACAAGTACGTCTGGATTTGATAGCTCTGGTACTTTGTTTATAGGTAATGAAGAAATTACATATACAGCTATAGGTTCAAGCACTACATTTACAGGATGTGTAAGAGGAGCAAATAGTACTACAGCAGCTATAATAGCTAGTGGTGTTACAGTAACGCAATTTAATGGTGGTGGTGTTCCTGAGTTTATTGTAAGAACTCCTGACAACAATTATTTACTTTATCCATTTCCTAGAAAAAGTTATACTATTAAATTTGATTTTTTTACTTTTCCTACAGACATGACTGTTCATGGCAGTACTACAACAGTACCTGATAGATTTGCTGCAATTATTGTAGACGGTGCTACAGCATTTGTATATCAATATCGTGGAGAAACTCAACAGTATCAACTTAATATGGATAGATTTGAGCAAGGTATTAAAAATATGCAAACCTTACTTATTAATAGATTTGAATATATACGGTCTACTTATATAGCTAAATCAAATAGTAGTACAGGTTCTAGTTTGAATATAAGAGTAAACTAGTATGGCTGACTTATCACAAACAACTCCTTCAGCCTTTAATTGTGAGGGTGGACTAGTATTAAACAAGTCTACCTTTATGATGTTACCGGGTGAAGCATTAGAGCTTAAAAACTTTGAACCTGCTATTGAGGGTGGCTACAGACGTATTAATGGCTACACAAAATATGTCTCAGTAATTGTTCCTTTTACTTCATCTGATGTAGAAAAAATACTTATGGTTGCTACCTTTGGTAATAAAGTATTAGCAGCTAGAGGTACTAATATATTTAGTGCATCTCCGGGTGGTTCATCATGGACTAGTATAGATAGTGGTAGAACTAATGCAGGTAAGTATACATTTGAAAGATTTAACTTTGATGGAACAGATAAAATAGTTGTACTAGATGGTGTTAATGCACCTACTGTATTTAACTCTTCTTTATCTGCAACAGACGTAAGTGATAGCTCAGTAGCAGGTGCTAAGTTTGTAGCATCTTTTAAGAACCATATGTTCTACGCAGGTAAGTCAACTACTAAACAAGAGGTAGTATTTAGTCAACCCTTTGACGAGGATGCATTTAATAGTGGTTCAGGTGCAGGTAGTATTAAAGTTGATGACGAGATAACAGGTATAAAAGTTTTCCGTGATAACTTATTTATATTTTGTGAAACTAGAATATTTAAATTAGCAGGAACATCTAGTGCAAACTTTGCAGTCTCTGACGTAACAAGAAACATAGGTTGCATAAATGGTGACACTATTCAAGAATTTGCAGGTGACTTAATATTCTTAGGTCCTGATGGTTTAAGAACTATTGCTGGTACTGCTAGAATTGGTGACGTTGAATTGGGTACTATAAGCTCTGCTGTACAGTCTATTTTTAATGAGCAGATATCTAGTGCTGGTGAATTTGATTCAGTAGTTATAACTGACAAGACACAATACAGAATATTTTTTACTAAAGCTAATACTAATGAACAATCCACTAGAGGTATCATCTGTGTACTAAAAGGTCAGAAGTTTGAGTTTGCAGAAGTTCGTGGTTTAAGACCTGCTTGCACAGATAGCTTTGTATTAAATGGTGATGTACTAATACTACATGGTGACTATGATAATGGCTTTATACATAGGCAAGAACAAGGTAATACATTTGATGGAACTGCTATATCAGGAAAGTATAGAAGTCCTGATTTAACATTTAACGACCCCGGAATAAGAAAACATATGCAGAGGGTTATAGTAAACTACAAACCTGAATCTACACTAGATGCTGATTTGTTTGTAAGATATGATTACGATGATGTTAATGCATCTAAACCTGCTGCTTACCCCTTAGATACTGCTCAAGTTGCTACAATATATGGCAATTCAGCTACTAAGTATGGTGCTGCTAGTACTGTGTATGACAGTGGTGTATCTGAACCATTAGTTAGACAAGCAGTAGAAGGTTCAGGTTTTGCTGTAGCATTAAAGGTAGAAGATGGTGGTATAACAGCACCGTATTCACTTAAAGGTTTTCAATTAGAATATCAATTAGGAGCTAGACGTTAATGGGTGATACATACACTAGACAGTCCACATACGCAGATGGAGATGTTGTAACAGCAGCTCATAGTAATGACGAGTTTAATCAGTTATTAGCAGCCTTTGCAGCATCGTCAGGACACACGCATGATGGTACAGCAGGAGAAGGTGGAGCTATTTCAGCATTACTTGCTAATGCAATTACAGTAGGTGCAGGACAAGATGTTGATATAACACTAGCGTTTAATGCTAATACTAATGATGGATTACTTACGTGGAAAGAAGATGAGGATTACTTTGAATTTAATGATGACATACTTATTGCTACTACAGAGAAGCTACAGTTTAGAGACACAGCAATATACATCCATTCCAGTGCAGACGGACAACTAGACCTTGTAGCTGATACAGAAATACAACTAGCTGCAACAACTATTGACATAAATGGTAATGTAGATATATCAGGAACAGCTAACCTTGATGTAGTAGACATTGATGGTGCAGTTAATATTGCAGCCACAACTACAGTAGCTACTAATAATAAGATAATCTTTCGTGATGCTGCTATATTTTTAAATTCATCAGCAGATGGACAATTAGATATTGTTGCAGATACAGAGATACAGATTGCTGCTACAACTATAGACATTAATGGTGCTGTAGATGTATCTGGTAATTTAAGTGTTGGTGGTGACTTAGATGTTACTGGCTCTTTTGATATGAGTGATGCAAACATTACTAATATAGGAAGCATTGCACTAGACACAATTACTAATGATGGAACAGACATAACACTTGATTCTTCAGGAGATATTATTCTTGATGCAGGTGGCAATAATGTAATTGTTAAATCAGGTGGAACATCTATATTAGATATAGCCAATAACTCCACAGACGTTGAACTAAC